CCTTGATAGTAGTATGCACCGTTTGAAGATGCGTTACCATTCATAATAATCTTGAACGAAACAGGTGTCTTGTTCAATGATAGACCGTTTACGCCGCTGAATGTTGCAGCAGTGTTTGGTGTCACGTTAGCATTACCGAAGAAGCCGATAGGGTCAATTACTAGGTTAGTAGTAATTTCGTTATCTGCTGGGGTAGTAACTTTGTTGGTATCAATTGAACAGAAGTCTGTCCAAGAGAAGATACCGGTTGAGTTGGTAATAGTCACATCTTGTAAGCAAGTAACGCTTAGCGCAGTGTTTGCAGTAAAAGTATTTGCAGTAACATTGCTAATTGTGGTGCTTAGAATCAGAGTTGGCTGAGTACCAGTGGTATTTACAGTAATTCTTGCCATTATAATTTCTCCTTAGTTGGCGTTATGTGTTAAAATCAAGTCTAGTCAAACTAAATATCCAGGTATATATTTCTGCTCTAGTAGGACCATACTCAAATGTTTGATCAAATGTTCGGCTAAAATAACCGTCAAACAACTGAGTCCCGTCATCTTTAACGCTTGTCAGAATATTTCTAACAATAGCGTTAACTGTTGGGGCAAGCGGGTCCTCTTGGAATGAGACAAACAGTATATCAAACTCATCTACTTCTTCATAGATGTATCCACAGTATTGAACTGCTAATTGATTTACTGACCTGCTTACTGTATCTGGTGCAGATACATACAGTCCATATCTTACTTTACTACTATCACTAGGGAACTCATCATATATTGGAACATCAACGACATTTACAATGTCTCGTCTCAATACTTCAAGTATTTGCTCTCTAGTAACAAATGGTCCAGTTAAGGCATTAAGAGTATTTGTAACACTCATTAGAAATACCTTCTATCACCATTAAAGTAATTAGGGTCTGCTGTCCAGTTTTCTTCCAATTTAGTCGTTGGACCATTGGGAGCATCCTGGAACAAGTCATACCAATTGCTCAATTCACCTGCTTTCGTCCATTCATTGTAGGCTCTTTCCTTTGCAAAGTTGTAATTCTGCAAGTCTACCTCGTTCATATTTGAAACATCAGTAACTAATGATTCATAGAAAACAAGAATAGCGCCAAAGCAATCAAGACGAATTAGGGTTTGGTCATTCTTGATTAACAAGTTCGGATTGAAACTTGAAATCAATTGACCATTAGGCAGATTGTCATAATAATATGCACCGATAACCGTATCGCAATAGTTTTGCCACCAACCAAACTCCATTTTGTATAGCCATTCCTGACTTGCAACTTTGAAATATGGTTCCCAATCAACATTCAATGCAGCAGCCCTACGCTCCGCAGCGGGATCGTAGAAGGCAATATCTACTACAGTTGCATTTGAGATTCTTTGATATGGTACTGACATATTATATTTCCCTGAATATGGGGGAGACCCAATTGCCTCCCCCTAGTTAGATTAGTCCTGAAGAATGTTGATAGCGCCACCACGACGAAGGTCACCAACGCCAGAACCGAAGTATCCGACACCAGTCAACCACATCTGGAGACCACCAGGAGTTTCACCTGACTTCAACTGTAGACCTTCCTTCATAACAGTGAACAATGCACTGTCACCGAAGTAAGCACCAACAAGCACTGGGCTTGGTGAACCTTGACCGAGTAGAACGCGGTTTGCAGACTGCAAGAAGGTTGTGAACATAATCTGGCAACCATATACAGATTCAATCTTACCGGTTGACAATAGTTCGTTACCAAGAGCAGAAAGGTTAGAACCACCTGAAGATGCAACAGCACCACCAGTTAATTCAGCAAGAAGACGAGTCAACGAAGAACCGCTTCCACCGATTGCATTGTTTGATGCTTCAGTTACATAACCGTTTGAGTCAAGAACGATGACAGGAGCACCTGGCATACGAGCAACCTTGAAGTTCTGCTTGATGTTGCGAACAAGTTCAAGCACTTCACTTGCAGAGAAGCCAGTTGTCCAACCTGAAGTGTTTGATGGAAGACCTGCTTGAAGCAGTTCCATAGCACCAAGTTCTAATACGCGGGTGAAACCGTCAGCAGATACTGGGTAGAAGGTGTTGTCTGGAGTTGCTTTGAAATCCAAGAATGCAGCAGTTACACGCTGGTCAACTTTTTCAGCGAATGATTCGCCAAGTTCACCACCAAGAGTAGCAGCCAACTGGAACGAAGTGGTCCAGCCGTAGAAGATATCAAATGCAGTTGAAGCAACTGCTGGAGTTGCTGTGATAGAACCTTGACCAAGTGCAGGGTTCTGAACGTTTGCGTTACCAGTGCCCCAAGTACCAGCAGTGCTGTTAGCATTGTAGTCCTGATAAGTGATTGGTGCAAAGTTTGGTACGAGGAATTCGTTACCCTGTGTTGGGGTAACAACGTTGGTCATATTTACAAGACCGATTGATTCGTGCATAGCACGGAGTGCGAAAGATGCGATTGCGGTTGTGAAGCCATCTGCTTCGTTATTTGGACCGCCTAATACATAAGCCATTATAGTTCTCCTTTAGTTGGCATATTTTAGAGTATTTTGCGACTTGGAGCCGACGATGTTGCTGAAACTTTCATACCCTTGAGTCCGACATTCTTACCAAGACCATTTCGTGCAGCCCAAGCGTTAAACGCTGCAGGGTCACGAGTATAATCTGGTATGCCTTCTTCAAGTGCACCAGCAAAACCACCTTGTCCAGGTCTTAAACCAGAACCACTGTTCCCGCTACTCTGGCGAAGAAGTTTAGGATTACCCTGAGCGACTTCATTTACGAGACCATTGATTGTTAGAGGAGAACCATCTATACCATAGCGTTCACGACCCTTGTTATCTACAATTGCATAGGTACCATCATCGTACCATTCAATGTTTGACTTTACTTTAGTTAAAGCATAGTCAAGTAGATCGGAGTCAAATCGTTCACCCATTGCTCTCTGAATCTCTGAGTCCAAGTCACGCTCTCTCAACTTTTGTTCCTTCAAAGAAAGGTCCTGTTGGAGACGATTGAACTGTTCAGCCAAGTCATTGTTAGTAACACGATTGGAGCGTCTATCTGTATTCTGTTGTTCTACTGGCTGTACGTTGCCACCGCTGGTTTGTTGAGCAGATGTTCTTGCCATAAAACTTAACGCTGCTTCTACTGATTCAAAGTTCTGTCCACTCGCATTACTGAGAGCATTTAGAATTGAATTAGTGGTGCTTTTACGAATTGCACCTGCATTAACATTCTGTTCTGTATTGTTACCAGTTGCCTGGTCCTGCATTACTTCAGGGGCTTGTTCGTTGCCAACGAAAGTATCTTCATTCATTTAATTGTTCCTTTGATTGTACGTTATCACCGAGTTTGTATTGTATTTATTCTATTGTAATTAATAGAATTATCTACCTGTGTTTACCCCACCAGTCAACTGTACTGCAATTGCCTGCTGAGGTGTATATGTTATTCCTAGATTAGTGATGGGCGTTCCCGCTCCACCAAGTAATGTAGCGTTGTCATCATCGCCGCCAGCATCGTCACTGGCTTCTTCCATATTGCTGTCTTCCTCATCTTCGTATTCTCTCTCTACAGGGATCATACTTGGCATAAGGTCACGACTCAATACTTCTTGATTAGTTTCTGTCATCAAGCCCTTAAGTGCAGGGTCTTGAATAGTGTCAATGTATAGTTGCTCATAGTCAGCAATTTGAGTAGAAGGTGCAAGCATACCAATAATTTCTTTATTGACTAATGCATTGATTACTGGGTCTTCTGGAGACAATGCTTTTGCTTCTTTGATTAATGCTAATCTATAGTTGGTATCGTGGCTTTCGTAGTCAGTATTGTATCTAACTTCGCCAGCCCAACGCATACCCATATAACGAGCAGCATATGTAAGAATAGTTTCTTCTGCTGCTTCCATCAATCTCGCTTTTGCTTTTGCAAGTCTATGCAATTGCTTTCGTTCTTCAATGATGGCAACGCCTGATGCGATTTGATTCTTTGTATTGCGTAAACCACCTAAGCCAGTCAACGCTTCAATTTGTTCTAGAATGTTATCTTGCTTCTTGATGATTGTGTCAACATCACCAGTATCAATACTGATGGCTTCAATTTGTCCTTCAGTTGCACGAACGATTGCACCAGAGTGTACTGGAACTTTAACGCCAGGTTCTGCACGAATGATTGTGTGAGCAAATTGAATAGAACTGTATGCTTCGCATTCTAGTTTGTAATGTTCTCTTTGTGCATCTGTTGCACTGTCAATGTCTGATACGCCTAAGTCAATGCGACGAGGGTCACGACGACCATATGCAATGAATACAGGGATAGACATTCCTAATGGGAACACGCCTTCTCCTGTAAGTTCTGCTGGTGCATTTAATTGAATAGTGTTTCCGTTCTTCTCAACTTCATATGATTTCCAATACGAAGGAGTAGTTGCGTCACCTAAGTGATAGCATTTGATATAGTAGCAATTCTCATCTTCCATCTCAAGTATCTTTACGTGCTTGAGAATAGGTCTGCCACCGTAATAGTCAAACTCCCAGTCCCATACATTGAGGGGCTGAATAGCAACAGTATAGGGACGACCTAATGTACCGTCACCTTGCTGTGGCATATCAACTGCAATCCAGCAATGTCCGTAGATGCTTGTTAAATCACCTACTTGTTCCATAAATGCTGTCAAACTGCTGTTGTTTAAGTCAGCATCAAGTAGGAATAAATCTGCCCACTCAGCATTTTTAGGGTTGATGAACGAACCAGCGGGTGTGCAGAACTGTAGATTGCGCTTTACACCTGGGTCAAACAATACATCGTTGATAGTGTCTACAATATAACGGCAAATAGGCTGTGCAATTGTGTTATTAATTAAGTCAATCCATAGATTGCTATCTTCACTTGGGCGTTTCTTACGCACATACTGTTTAAAACTGTAACCTCCAAGATATGCCAACTGATAAGCCAGCATTTGGTCATAAATTACATTATAAACAGGATTTTTCTTCAGTAAATCTGAATTATTCATAGATTATTGTCTCTCATATATGAGTGTAGAACACATTGCGCTTAATGTATTTATACTTACTGTTTGTGTTTACACTTATCATTATGGTATCGTGCAAGTAGATTAACACCCATAGTAATATTACAATGTTTACAAGTGCCTTGAGGAACTTTTAATCCTACAAGCCCTAACTTTGCTCTACCTTTTGATACCATATCATCGTAATTGTCTTTCATAGTGCCAGCCCATAGATGTTCTGGGTTAACACATAAAGGATTGTCACACGTATGACACACTGATAGACCAGTTGGTATCGGGCCTTTGTGTAGTTCGTAACTTGCTCTATGCGCTGTACGCATTTTGCCAGTTGACCAGCGAAACATTCCGTATCCGATATTGTTAGTAGCGTTCTGCCACTCCCAGCAATCTGTTACATCATTGATTACATATTTCTTATTGAATCGTTGTTCAACTGTTTCGGTTGATACTCTGCCTTTGTAATTACCGTTAGTGTATGCCATAAGTTTTATCTCCTATATTGTATTTAGTTCCAGGACATAAAGTCTTCTTCTTGGTCGCCCTTTAGAATCTCTTCCCAAGTAGGACCACCGGGGTAAAGAGGACTGTGAGGCATATAATCAGTCCCAGGATTGTTT